GCAAGCGCAGGGACTTGGCCGCGATCCGCGCAAAGGAAATAGAGCTAATGCTAGAAGCGTTAAGCGCAGCGGAGCCGCACAGCAAGGCGCTAGTGGCATTGCACGGGCTTTACGGCTGGAACCGTGGCGGCGACAACCTGGAAGATTTCAGCAGGGCGCTAGACGCAAGCCTGCGAATCTGGAACAAGGAAGTCAAGTATTGCCTGGAGTGCATGGAGCGCGAATGCAAGTGCGAAGGAGTAGAAGCATGAACCCCCAACCACCCCCGAAACCCTGGAGGCGTTGCCGCGCTTCTAGAATCTGAGGATCAAAAATGAGTACCTTCAAAGAACTGCTAAAAGGCTTCCAGGTTCCAACTTGGGAGAACACCAACCAAGATAAGTGGTGGATGGCTGCTTGCGCTTACGGCTCCAACGGTGAGGGCGGCTCCCCACTATGGGCGCGACAGTCACACGATAGGATGATCGGTGGAATCGACCGAATAGCCCCGCCGGAGTTCCGCCCGTTCTGGACAATGACCCGCAAGGGCAACAAGAATATTCGGTCTTCCTATGTCCTGGAGGCCAAGGAACGGATCAAAACTGGCTACCGCTTCATGCACGCAGTCCGGGAAGGCTCAATCAACTGGCTTGCTCAGGACTTGGCTTACATGGCCACGAAGGGAACCATGCCAACTGGCGCAGGCTTCGGCAATGAGTGGGACATGGAGCGCAAGATGCCGCTAGACGTTTACGCTAAGAAGCTCCGGCAAATCAAGGGCGTACTTCTGGGGCTGCGGGATCAATACGACATCATGGTCAGCCCGCCAGCGTTTGCCAGCTTCGACAACATTGCGGAGGGTTACGGCGAAGAGTTCCGCAAGGTCTTCGGCGGTGAAAATAACGTGTATGTGCGCGTCCACAACTACCACAAGGTCAAGCCGCCAATGTGGAGGCAGCACAACGTCAAGGCCGCAACCCTAGAGCTTTGCGGGATGCCCGACGACGGGCTGGTGCTGGTGGAAGAGTTCGGTTGGGATTTCAGCCGAGAGCATGAGGAAGCCAAGGAGAGCGTCTACGGCGACCGGGGAGCAGACTTCTACGCCAAGGGGCTAGAGGGTTCGGTGGAGAACGGGCTACCCATTCAACCGTTTATGAACTATCTGGAGAAGCACGGCTACAACTCCATGAGTGATTCACGATACGGAAAGATGCGGTGGAATGTTGGAAGGGCTTTCTTTAAGGCGGCGCGACGCTAGACTAGCCCCGTTCTTGTTAGTTGGCCGTCCTTGCGGGTAATCCCATCCTGCGGGGGCGGTTTTTTGTATCATGCAGGCGTGAAGATTCAGCAGGAACAGATTGCAGACCTAATACCAGATCAGGCCAACGCACGGTCACACGACGAGCGCAACATCACGGCCATAGCCGGAAGCCTGCAAAGGTTCGGCCAGCAAAAGCCTATCGTTGTTGATTCTGCCGGAGTGGTGAGAGCCGGGAACGGAACACTGTACGCGGCCAAGTCTCTAGGTTGGGAAACCATCGCCACGGTACGCACCGACTTAGAGAACGCGGAAGCCGCAGCATACGCCATTGCCGACAACCGCACCGCCGAGCTTGCCGAGTGGGATAATGAAGTGCTGGCGCTAACGCTCGACCAGCTAGACGCGGAAACGCTAGACGCAACGGGTTTCGATGAGGCAGAGATCGCCGCGCTGCTGAAAGACCTAGAGCCGCCGGGGGAAGGCGCAGGGGGGGCCGCGCAAAAGCTGGCGGATAGGTTTATGCTGCCGCCGTTCTCGGTGCTGAACGCACGCGAGGGCGCTTGGCAAGAACGCAAAAGGGCATGGATTGGGCTAGGCATTAAAAGCGAGCTGGGGCGCGGTGAAGACCTGATACCCAACGGCGGCGGAGCCAAAAGCCAAAAGAAGTACAGCAAGACGTTTGGGGATGCGGCCACTAGGCAACGCGTTGGTGGAAAGGGGGAAAGCTCGGGTGAATCGTTTGAGTCGGGAACCAGCATTTTTGACCCGGTGCTTACTGAGCTTGTTTACCGTTGGTTTTCCAGACCGGGGGCGCTAGTCATTGACCCCTTCGCCGGGGGTAGCGTGCGCGGCGTTGTCGCCGCCAAGATGGGCCGCGAATACGTTGGACACGAATTGCGCGGGGAACAGGTGGCGGCGAATCGTGCGCAATGGGACGACATCGGCGGAGCGGAGGAAAAAGCGCCCGCCTGGATTGAGGGTGACAGCAAGCGGATGGATGAAACGTGCGCCACGGTTGACGCAGATTTCCTATTCTCCTGCCCGCCTTATGGAGATCTTGAAGTTTACAGCGACGATCCAGCAGACATTTCGGCCATGTGCTACGAGGATTTCTTGGCCGCTTATCGTGAAATAATCTCCAAGGCTTGCGCACGACTACAGCCCAACCGATTCGCGTGCTTCGTTGTGGGCGAAATCAGAGACAAAAAGGGCGCTTATCGCAACTTCATTGGGGATACGGTGGAGGCATTCCGGGCGGCGGGCTTGGAATTCTATAACGAGATCATCCTGGTTACGTCTGTTGGCAGCTTGCCAATCCGCGTAGGTAAGCAGTTCACCGCCAGCCGCAAAGTTGGCAAGACGCACCAAAACGTGCTGATCTTCGTGAAGGGTGACGGCAAGAGGGCGGCGGAATGGGCCGCGCCGGGGCTTGATTCAGCAGAAATAGACGCAGCGATAGAGGCCGCAATGGACGGCGGGGGCGATGGCTGAGAAGCAACCGGATAAACAACTCAAGCGCAACGACCCTGCGCGGGCGGATCACTTGAAGGGCCACCGATGGAAGCCGGGGCAGAGCGGCAACCCAGGAGGAAGGCCCAAGGGCGCGATTAACCTAAGCAAGCGCATTGAGAACAAGCTGCTGGAAGCACTCCAGGGGCAGGGGCCGGAAGGCAAGCAAGTTGCGGATGCACTCGCCTCAGCAATCGTAAAAGCAATGGTGAAAGACCCCGTGAAAGCCGAGCGCCTGATTGCCCGCGTGATGGACAGGGACGAGGGGCCGATTGCTCAGAACGTGGAGCTAAGTACGACCTTCACGGCAACGGATATGGCGCGTTATGTCGAAAGCCTAGACGATGGCAGGGCAGGCGGGGAATAGCTTTGTTGCGCAGGCGGGGCTTGAACCTGCCACCAACGAGCGGCTAGTTGCCAAGTTCTACGATTGGCAGCGCTGGCCGCAGAAGGGCGCGACGGAGTTGCTAGGAGAGCCATTCACCGACCAGCAGCTAGAATTCATTGATCCGCTGTTCGCTCCGCTGGACGAGGGCGGACGCAAGCGGATTATCTGCAAGAGCGGCAACGGCACGGGCAAGACCAATGCCGAGGCTAAGGCGCTGCTGCTGTGGTCAACGCTCCGACCGGGCTACATTGTCTCGACCGCTCCCAACTGGACGCAGGTAAAGACAAAACTGTGGGCCGAGGTTGCGCGGCTATGGAAGAAATCCCTTGTGCCGCTTGGCGGAAACTTCCTACCCGACTCATGCCAAATCAAGCGCGGCGAAGACTGGCTGGCGCACGGCGTATCCACCAACGACGAGGCCAGCATTTCAGGCGGACACACGCCCAACTTGCTTGCGCTGTTCGATGAGGCGCACGGCATCAAAGCAAGTATCTGGGATGGCGTAGAGGGCATGATGGCGGGCGGCGAGTGGTGCAGGACTCTGGCCATCGGAAACCCGCTCCAGGCGTCGGGGCGCTTCTATAAGAACTTCCGCAATCCGTTCTGGCACAACGTAACGCTATCCGCTTTTGATCACCCCAACGTGAAGGAGCAGGAAGTGATAATCCCCGGCGCGGTTACTTATGAGTGGGTCATGGAGAAGATGGCCGAGTGGGGCGAAGACGACCCGCGTTACCAAGCCAAGGTACTTGGCCTGTTTCCAGAGGGCGGCAGCAACGTCGTGGTTTCTATCGGGATGCTGGAGAAGGCGGAAGCAGCCGAGGGGCGCGAGAAGGGCGTCGGCATTCACCTTGGGGTTGACGTTGCCCGCTTTGGCGACGATGAAACCATATTCTGTTGGACAGAAGACAACGTGCCGCAGGAGGAAGAACGCTTCGCGGGCAAAGACGGCAACGAGATTGCGGGGCTAGTTATCGCGCATTGCAAGAGCCGAGGGCTTACGGCCAACGATGCAGCCGAGCGCGTGCATGTTGACTGCGTTGGCGTCGGGGCTTCCGTGGTGGATGCGCTTTCCTCTCAAGGCTGGTATGTCGATGCCGTCAACTTTGGAGCGGGGCCGCGTGGCAACTGCCCAGACCTGCACGGGGAAGATGCGCTGTTTGCCAACCTGCGGGCAGAGTCACTATTTAACGTGCGCGAGTTGTTGAAGCGGAACCTAACCCATGTTCCCGCCAAGTTCGCAGAGACTTGGGAAGAACTGACAGAGCCGACGTACAGCTATAATCGTCGGTCTGCCCTGCTAGTTGAGGAAAAAGCTAAGGTTAAGAGTAGGCTAGGCCGTAGCCCAGACGGTGCAGACGCCTTCGCTTTGGCGCTCTGCCGATCCGAAGTTGGGCCTGTGATTGGATTCGGGTAAGCAATGAGATTCAACCTTCTGAGAAAACTAGGTAACGCCGTGGGCTATCGCTCTACGCCGTTTTCTGCCGACCCCGGCCCAGATTTCAACCGTTGGGGGGGCATTCTCGGCGCTGTTAGCGGTCTAGGAATCCGCACCACCCCGCTCAAATCTCCATACAGCCAGCACCCCTACGCTTCTGGTGCTATCAGGCTTGCGGGGACAATGCTTGGCAGCGTGCCGTTTGTCATTGTGCAAGAAGACAAGGCCGCTACGCAACGCATGGCAGGGGCCATCGAGAGCGGCGACACCGACCAGCTAAAGGCCGCGCTGGACTTTGAGACATTGGCCCGCGCACACCGCCCGATGGCCTGCCGGATGCACCAAGGCCAGCCGACCAAGCCCGCCCCTGCTGGCAATGCTTGGACGCGCCTATTTTCTGAGGGTGCGGCAAACGTAGCTGCTACGGAATGGGTAAGCGCCACGGTTCAACAGATGCTTGGCTCCGACGATGGCCGCGCATATCTGGTCTTTCGTGGTGGCGTCAACAATGTGATGGACGAAAAGACTATGCCGCGAGAGCTTGCGGTGTGGCCGAGCAGGAACGTAAAGCCGCTGAAAGATGGCCGCTTTGAGTTGGCCACCAGCAACGGCAAGGTGAGGCTACCCGCGCACCAAGTTTGCGAATTGCGCTGCTACTCGCCAGACAAGGCGGGGGCAGATAGCCCGCTGCGTGCTGCTTGGGGCATCATGCAGAGCGACCTTGCCGCGCAAGATTGGAATGCGGAGTTCTTCAAGAGCGGCGGCGAGGTTGGAAACGTCCTGACCACCGATCAGAAGATTACGAAAGACCAAGCCGAGGCAATGGGCAAGCAGTGGGATGAGAACCACAAAGACCGCAGGAAAACGGCGGTTCTTGGCCAAGGCACGACCCTACAGGCCACCATTGCGACACATCACGAAATGGATTTTGTCGAGCAGTTTAGGCTCAATCGGGAATCCATCTTGGCTTGCCTGCTGGTGCATAAGGCGGCAATGGGCGTAACGGACGACCTTAACCGGGCGACCATCGACGCAGCCCGCAAGATGATGTGGTCAAACTTGCTCATTCCGATGGGCAGCTACATTGAAGACAGGCTGAACGCGCACTTGTTTAGCCGCTTCAACAATGGCCGCGAGTGGGGCTGCTTCGACATTTCCGGCGTGCCAGAGCTTGCCGACGATGTGCAAATGAAGGCCGACGCATTGCGCACGCTGGTAGATTCTGGGATTCCCATGAACGATGCCGTGAGGGTTACGGGCCTAGACCTGCCGCTCTACGGTTGGGGTGACGATCCGCTCGGCCATCTTGCGGCGCTCGATGGTGAAGAGCCAGCGCCAAGCAAGGGCGGTGGGGAACCCGCACAGAATGGAGCCAATGAGGTTATCGAGTCTCAGGCGGTGAAGCTCAACGGCGCACAGATTCAGAGCGCACAATCCGTAATCTCCGACCTGATTGCCGGGTTGATTCCTGAGTCCGTCGCAAAGTCGCTGCTGGTTGCCGTGGGAATCTCTGAGGATGTGGCGGCGAAGATGGTCAAGGATGCAAAAGCATTCAAGCCAAAGAAGCAGCCAGACGACAGACAGCGCACCATTCAGGAGCGTTACAGCCGCGCCCAAAGCAAGGCCGATGCGTGGTGGCACTCCATCGGCACGCCCATTGAGCGCAAGTTTCAGGCTTCTGTGCGCAAGGTCTTCCTTGCAATCCGTAGCGAAGTGCTGACCAACTTGGACGCCAAGCGAAGCGCAACACGCGAAGTAGACCTAGGGGAGATTGAGGCGCTGCTTTTCAGCACGACCCGTTACACCAAGGCGCTCAAGGAAAGCACCGACGACCTATACCAGCGCACGATCGAAAGCGCGTTGGAAGGCATCCTGGACGAGTTGAAAGATTCGGGATATTCCGAAGCGGCAATGAAGTTCAATATGTCGGACGCTGCAATCAACCGCTGGATTGAGACAAAAGACCTACGGCTCCAGGGAGTAATCAAGACTGTGCGCGATGAGTTGCGGAAGGCAATCACCAAGCAGGTGAAAGCAAACGCCACGGTGCAGCAAATCGCTAAGGAAATCCGGCGCGTAAGCAACTACCAGCTTGCCCCGTCCCGCACGCTAACCATTGCCCGTACTGAAACGGGCGGCGCGTCCAACAATATCCGCTGGCTCGGCATGGAGGCCGCAGGAGTGGACAACGTATCGTGGGTTGCAGCCAGCGACGCACGCGAAGAACACCGGGCCATTAACGACCTAACGCTGCAAGCAGCAGTAGACGGCAAGCCATACGACAGGGGAACGGACTTTGCGCCACTGGTGGGCGCTCCGGGCGTCCTGCGCTTCCCGCACGATCCACAAGGAGAGGCGGGCATGGTCATTAACTGCCGTTGCGTAATGGTTCCCGAAATCACCGAAGACCAAGACACCTTGAAGCAATGAAAGTTGAAGTCAGCAAAGAATCTCTAGCCCGCCACGTTGCGGCAATCACCAACACCGAGGGGCAGACCCGCGCACAGGCTTTCAAGAGCGGCAAGCGGCCCAAGCTGTCGCCATTGCCAGAGAAGACCTTGCGCAAGCTGGCGTACTCCAAGGGCGTACCAAAAGAGGGCAGCGGCCTTCCCGGTGCATGGGAGCCTGAACACGCACAGCGCGTTATCCTTGTGCCTTGGACGGATGAGAGCATTGATAGCTATAACACCGTGTTCGATAGTCGGGGCTGGGATTACCGATCCTTTGAGCAAAACCCCGTCGTTTTCTCCAATCACGACCGCGCCCAACCTGTGCCTATCGGCATTGCGTTGAAGCTGGAAGATGCCGACTTGCGCGGCGTGGATGGAGTGCTGCGCCGTGGAAGCGTTGCGCACGTTCTTATCTCGCCGGAAGAGTTGGAGCCGACCGCCGAGGTTGTCTACCGCAATTGGATGGCTGGACGCATTAACGGAAGCTCCCACAGCTTTGAGCCGCTAGAGGCCAGCTACGCTGAGGGCAAAGACGTTAAGCGATTCCGTATCCCGAAAGACGCGAAGCTCGATAACCTGCTAGTCTTCCGCAAGCAGCGGTTGCAGGAGATCAGCATTGTTACCCTGCCCGCCAACAGCAGCACGACCAGCCGCAGCGAACACGTTGCCGACGTTGCCGCAACTGGCTTGTTGACCCGCGACGATGCGGGCCTGATTTACGACGCCGACGACCTGGAAGGCGTGGATTTCCCCGATCAGCGCGGGGATGTTTCGGTGTATCTAGACGATGTAGTCTTGACCCCGGAGCCGCAAAGCTCAGAATATGAGCAGCGTATCGCCAACCTAGAGGCCACCGTCGCATTCTTGTTAGCCAAGGAAGAAGAAGACGAGCCAACGGGCGACCCTGAGAGCCGCAAGGCCGAATCTCAGGACTTCTACAGCGAAACCCTAGCACTTGGCATTGCAACCAAGGCGAAAGCCTTACAAATCGCAGTTACCAAATAGAGGTACAGAAGATGACACCAGAAGAACAAAAAGCGCACGACGAAAAGCTGCGCAAAGAGGCTGAGGAAAGTGGCGTGCGCGGCATTCTCCAAGGCGTGAACGATTCGCTAGAGGCGATTGATGGCTCTGTTAAGGATGCCGCCAACCGCTCCCAAGCACTTGAAGACCGTATTGGCAAGCTGGAAGACAGCGTGCGCAGCAATAACGGCATTGGCCTAACCAAAGAGGAAACGGACAAGTTCTCCCTGTCCCGTGCAATCTCCGGCATTAAGTTCAATACTTGGGCGGGCGCTGAGTTTGAGCGCGAGTGCATTGATGCAGCCGCTAAGAGCCGTGCGCAGTCTACCGCCAGTGATGGCGCAGGCGGCTATCTGTTGCCGGAAGAGGTCAGCAACCGCATTATCGAGCCATTGAAGGCCCGTGCGATTGTTGGCGCTGCTGGCGCAACCTTCCTTGAAGGCTTGTCTGGCACTCTGCACTTGCCAAAGGCCGCAACCGCTGAGTTGCAGTCCCGCGCAGATGCGGCAGCCGTTTCGGATCAATCCTCAAACTGGACTTACAGCCAAGTCAGCATGACCGCCGCATATAGCGGTGAGCGTGTGGCCGTTTCTCGTTCACTGTTGCAGCAGAGCAACCCAAGCATTGATGCTTTCATTGAGGCTCAGATGTTCAAGGCTGCGCTGCGCCGCGTGGACGTTATCGCATTGGCCGAGATCCAAGCTCTTACGGCTGTCACTGATACCACAGCAGCGGCAACCGATGGCGACGCTATTACCCCAACCAACTTGCAACGCGCCGTAACCCTCTTGCAGAATGCAAACGTGGGCGACGGTTCCAGCAAGGCGGCTTTTGTCGCTAACCCGTTGGTTAAGTGGCACTTGCTCAAGCCGGGTGCATTCTCGGCAGCGGTTCCGGGCCTGTCCTACGCTGGCGACAAGTATCTAAGCGAAATGCTGGACGCGGCAGTCTTGCCGACGACCATCTTTAACGACGATTCGGGAACCACTGGCGAGGCATGTTATGGCTACTGGGAAAATCTTGTAGTCGGCCTGTTCGGTGAGGGCATTGAGATTGCTTCCTCTGAGCATTCCAGCTTCAATAACAACCTGATCGACTTCCGCGTCCTGCTTGCAGCCGACGCCGTAGTCTTGCAGGATGAGGCTTTTGTCTATTGGGACAACTTGGGCGACGCATAAGCGCCAACCAATCCCAAACCAAGGGGGGCAGCTTTCGGGCTGCTCTCCTTTTTTTGTAAGCTGTGCCTATGACTCTTGACCTAGTGACCCTTGCGACGGTGCGCGAGTTGCGCGGCTGGTCTGCGGACGCCACCAAAGACGCGGTTATCTCTGACCTGATTACCGCCGTATCTGAGCGGTTTGCGGGGGAAATGTGCGGGCGTCTGCTGTTGAAGGTGGAGCGCACGGAACAGAAGAACGTCAACCCCGGCCAGCGGTACTTCCAGCTTGACGCTTGGCCCGTGGACACAGGCGAATCTTTCACGGTCGTTAATGACTACGAGCGTGCCTTCACGGGCGACGCCGTAGCCGCTGCGGACTATTACCTGCAAGACGACATCGGACAGCTTTCCTTCGACGTTGGCCTAGAGCAAGGGCGGGGGGCGTTGCAGGTGACGTACACGGCGGGGCTGGCTGCGACTGCGGCAGATGTTGAGAGCAACTGCCCGGACATTGCCGACGCGGTACGCCGCCAAGTGGTCTATGAGTTTGAGCGCAAGGATTCCCTTGGGCAGACTTCGCAGACCTTGGGGCAGAGCCAGAATACGAAATCATGGGCCGCGCCCG